CATGAGGGAGGCTGCGGAGGCGTTGATCTCGCAGAACTGCGAGGTCAGGTTCAGCCGCTTGAGTGTGGGGTCGTCTTTCTGGTTTACGCAGGGCGAGCCGTCCGCGGTGCGCTCGAAGAATTCGACGCCGTCCTCGTACTGCGGCTCCATGCTGACCTGGACGAAGCCCTTGGTGACAGCCACGATGCCGGACGCGCCGGTGATGGGGATGCCACAGGCGTCGAGTTCGATGATCCGCATGTGCGTGCCCTTGATGGGAGTCGCGCACGTGGAGTGGGTTGCCATTGTTCGTCTCCTACTCGGTGGGCACGCCCAGGGCGATGTGTGCGGCCAGCAGGCAGCACTCGAAGCCGATCACGTACGTGCGCTCGGCCAGCATGCGGAGGGTGTTGGAGGACCGGTCGAGGGACTCCCGTACCGGGGTGACGTACACGTCGGACCGGTAGCCGAACGCCGGGCCGGTCGCGTAGATCCACGCTGTGCCGGCTGCGGCCGCTGCGCCGTCGGGTCCGCTGCCGGTGTAGCCGCTCCCGGCGACGATCCGGTTCCCGCCGGGGGTGACGAGCTGCCCGTCGTCGGTGAGCCGGGCCAGTTTCCACGCGGCCAGCGTCGGCAGCGCCGAGCGGGGCACGTGGATCAGGCCCTGCCCGGAGTAGCAGTCGGCGAGGGCCTGCTCCAGCGCTCCGAGAGCGTGGGCCACGTCGGCGCCGCCGGTCACGACCGGGGAGGCGGCTGGCTGCAGCACGATGGTCTGGACGTCGACGACTTCGGCGTCGGCCGCGAGATGGGGGAAGACGACGTCCTGGCCGCCCGCCACGCCGGTCCAGAACGCGGCCTCGACCTGCTTCTGCTCGACCCGTGCGAGGGCGTCGGCGCCGACCGTGGCCGCGTCCCCCACCCCGACGGGCGAGCACTCGAACAGGGCGTACGCCGTGAACGGCGTGGCGCCCCGGGTGGTCTGCTCGACGTTGCCGGTCTTGGCGGCCGGCGCGGGCGGTGCGCCCGTGCCGGTGACCGTCAGGCACTCGTCGTAGGTGGTGTCACCGTCGGGGCAGCGTTCCACCCAGGTGACGCCCTGCTGCCAATGGGTCCCGCCGGGGGTGGGGTGCTGGACGCTGTCCCACAGCCCGTGGGGCAGGGCGGTGAACGCTGGCGGGTCGACGATCTGGCGTGCTCCGGCCACCAGCGCTCACCCCCTTTCCTCAGTGCGTGTCACGGGACTCGGGTCAGACCCGGACCGTGCCGGAGTGCAGCGCGCTGGTGGCGCCGTTGACGTTGAAGCCGACGCGGTAGCGCCTGCTCTCGTGACCGACGCGGGCCACCAGGTGGGCCTCCTCGCTCCAGGCCGCGGTGTGGTCGTTGGTCTCGTTGAGGACGCTGTCGCGGACGACGCCGAGGTCCAGGCTCATGCCGTTGCCGTGGAGGAATGTGCCGGCCGGGTACAGAAGGAAGTCCACAGTGGTCGGCCACGCGGTCATCGCGGTGGAGTGGCCGAACTGGCCGGAGCCGCGGACCTGCCAGTCGTCGACCCACTGCGGGCGGACGTTGCGCTCGAGGAAGTACTGGTCGATCTCGGCGTTGGACACGGCGAGGAGTTCGACGCCGGCCTTCCAGGCGAGGTCGGCGCGGATGACCTCGCGCACCCACTGGGGGAGGACGGCTTCCAGGACGTCGTCGAGGCACATGCCGTATCGCTCGCGGGTGTCGACGGCGGCGAGGGCGGCGGCGTTGAAGATGCGGGGTGCGGCCGCGTCCGTGGCGGCGCCGCCGCTGATGCTGATCGGCGACGTGGACAGGCCGAGCATCTGCGCGATGAGGCGGGCGTTGACGGCGTGGTCGTGCGCGGCCATCAGCAGGCGGATCATGTTCTGCGTGGCCTCGGGGTAGGCGTCGTTCGCCAAGTTTCCGGCGGTCAGGCAGATGCCGTAGACCTCCAGGCGCGCCTCGTCGAACTCCGGGCAGGGCACGCGCACGCAGGGCTTGGTCGGGGAGCCGGTGGCGGCGGCGATGTCGTCGGCCTCGGTCCACAGCCACGGCACGGAGGTGACGCTGAGTTCCTCGGCGAACGGGGCGAACGCGACGGAGTCGACGGCGTCGGCGAGGCTCGGGGAGACGGGGAACTGGACGCCGCCCCTCGTCACCCCGAAGGTGGGCAGGTCGATCAGCCCGGACGAGCAGGCGATGTTGAAGAAGTCGTAGCGGATCTCGCTCGGTGCACACCAGCCGCCGGCCGCGACGAGGGCCTCGGCGTCGCCCTCGCGCCGAGTGAGGAAGCGGAACAGCTCCTCGACCTGGGCGGGGGTGGTGCGGTCGTCGACGGTGTGGGAGAACTCGTTCCGAATCGAGGCGACCGTCTGGTAGTTCGGGTTTCCGCGGGTGACCGGCATGCTCTTGGCCTTGCGGGACACCACGTCGACGACGGAGTCGAAGGTGGCGAGTTCACCGCCGTGGGCGACGCCGGGGATGTCGACGCTTGCGGTGATGGCGAGTCGCTGGGCCGGGACCTTCGGCGCGGGGGCGTGCTGCGCGGTCTCGGCGAGCGACGCGGTAGCGCGGCGGGCGAGAGCCTGAGGGTCGAAGCCGGAGCGGCGTTCTCCCATGAGGGCGACCATGCCGGCGGTGACGCCGCGTGCGGCTGCGGCAGCGATCGCTTCGGGGTCGACCTGTGAGGCGTGCTCGGCGGCGGTCTGCGCGGCCGGGGCGCCGTTGACGCGGGCTTGGAGCTGGGACAGCTGGTCGGCGACGCGTGCCTGCTGGAGGTTGGCCTCCTGCTCGGCGCGAACCTCGCGGACGCGGAGCTCGCCGCGGATGCGGTCGAGGTCGTCGGTGAGGCGCATGGCGTACTGGAGCGTCTCGGGGTCGACGCTGTCGAGTTCGCTGACGCGGTTGAACTCCGTGACGGCCCGGGTCTCCAGTTCGGCGAGGTCGGCGTCACTGGACAGGGTGAGGTCGGACGGGGCGCTGAACAGTTCGTCGGCCACTTCTTCCTCCGTTGCGAAGGGGGTTGTGCGCCCGATTTGTTGGCGCCCTTTCGCGGGAGGTTAGCGCATAGCACACGGTCCGGCAAAGAGTCAATTCTCTTCACCGGACCGCTATATATATAGGTCAGGGGCTTGGAGGGGGCGGCGGCGGGGGTGCTGGACGCCTACGCTTATTGCAATTGCACACGTTCACTCACCTCCTTCCGGGGTGGACCCGACGAGACAGCATCCGCATCACCATCCGAACCGCCTCGGCCTCTTGGTCCGCCTGCGACCGGCCCCACGACACCGTCGGCCGGCCAGCCGCCAGCAGCGCCTGCGGCTCCCCGGACGCGACCCTGGCCCGCATCTTCGGCACCGGGAAACCAGGCACATTCACTGCCAACAGCCCCACCAGCCGCAGCTGCCCGCCGATCCGCCGCCAGTCCCCGGACACCTGGCCAGCCGCCTGGAGCTCGTACACCTTCAGCGGATCCGCACCCGGGCGGACCGCGCCCGCGACCCAGATGCCGTGCGCGTCGTTGCCCACCGCCACATCCGCGACCGCCGAGCCCGTGTTGTCGTAGTGTTCCGCCGCCGGAGACGCCCCGTAGTGCAGTGGCGCATGCCCCGTGCCGACGGTGATCTGACCGACCGCCACCCGGGAGCCGTCCGCGCACACCACCTCACCGGTGCGGTAGTACGGGTGCTCGTCCTCGTGCGGCGGCTGCACGCACACGCCCTCCTGCCCGATGTGGCAGGAACCCCACTGCGCGGCGTGCCCATAGATCCGGCCGTCGTCCGTCACCGTGATCGGCGTCGGCAGCGACAGGCCCGGGTCGGTGAACCAGGCGGCCGGCGGCCGGAACGCGCTGGCTCCGGCGGTCACCGCGCGCAGCGGCGCACGGTCGCCGACCGTGGCGGGGGCCGCGAGGGCCTCCACCTCGTCCGCGGTTGCAGGTACGCCGCCAGCGACGACGGCGCCCTGCTCGTCGAGGAGCGCGATGTACGCCTCGGCGAACGCCGGGATATCCACGACCGTCGCGGCCCTGATGCGGCCGCCGTGGAAGATGACCTTCTCCGGCTGGGCGAAGAGCATCTCGAAGAGGTCGTCTTCGCCTTCGCCGGTTCCGGCGTTGACGTCTTCGGGCCAGACGAACTCGACGTCGGCGTCGGAGATGGAGTCGGCGTCGATGCTGACGCCGCGGAGGAACTTGCCTTCGATCTTCGCGTGGACGCGGCGGCCGTCCTCGTCGGAGAGGTCGAGTACACCTGCGCCCATGATCTTGTCGCCGTCGCGCCAGATCCGGTCGATGCGGCCGACGTTGACGGCGGTCGTGCGGGCTTCTCCGCCGTGGCTGTCCTCCTTGTTCCAGCGCAGCGGCACCGGCAGGTCGGCCCAGGACAGGGCGCCGGGCGAGAACTCGCGGCCGTCGCCGGTGACGATGCCCTCCACGGCCAGCGGGCCCTCCCAAGGGGCCGTCTCGCCGGACATCTCGCCGGGGACGTCGTCCGGCTCCTCGTTCGCGTCGTCATCGTCCTCGGCCAGGGCAGCCCGCGCCTCATCGGCCTCGGCCTCGCTGGCGTAGCAGCCCTGCAGTTCGTTCTCTCCGTCGACCACGGCCCACGGCGTGTCGGCACCGCAGTCCGGGTGATCCTGCACAGTGCGGTACACGGTGCCTCCCTGCTCGCTTCTGGTGGGTGGGATTGTGGCCGCACTCGCCGCCAAGATCGTTCCGGCTGTGGCTGCCTGCTCGTCGGCCACCTCGTCCTCTGGCCAGACGGCGACGAGGAAGCCTCGGCAGCGGGAGCCGCCGAGGCAGTCTGTGTAGCCACCTGTCGGGTACGCCCGGCGGGCGTCGGTGAGGGAGCCGTAGGTGGTGCCGTCGATGTTGCGGCACGGTTTGCACGAGCTGGTGTCGAGTGCCTCGCTGGCCACGTACGTGCCGGGCGGGGCCACGGCGAGGACGGCCATGCGGCCCTCGTTCTGCGCCGCCGACATCGCCCCGCCCAGGGCCTCGCGCACCGACGCATCGGACAACGCTGAGAGGTGCGCGTCCACTTGGGCCGCGATCTGCTGGGCACTGCCGGAGCCGAACAGGCGCATCGCCTGCCGCACCCCGGACTGCACGAGGCCGGCGCCGAGGAGCCGTGCCGTGGTGCGGGCGAGCTGCCGCAGCCGGTCGCGGAACGCGGCCGCGGTGACGGCCTCGTCGTCGAGTGACCACTCCGGCACGGTGATGCCCTGCTCCTCGGCCTCGCGCTGCTGGGCGCGGCCGGCCTGTTCGGCGTACGTGCGCATGCGCGTGAACAGGAGGTTGGCGGCGTCGCCGGTGTCGACGGTCAGGGTGTCGAGCTGGTCAAGGTCGTCGGCGTCGACGGCGGCGTGGACGGCGGCGGTGATCTGCTCGCGCTGCGCGGCCTGAATGTCGGCCCACGCTTCGAGGGCTCCGTCGACGGCGTCGTTCCAGGCGTCGTCCATCTGCGCGAAGTCGACGCGGGCGCGGGTCTCCAGCTCGGTGGGCTGGCGGCGCAGCTGGCCAGCGGCGGCAGTAACCGCGGTGGAGAGCGCGATGTCCGTGTGGTCCCCGCCGAACGCCACGCGCACTCTGTCGAAGGTGACCGGGCTCAGACGCTTCTCCAGTTCGGTGAGCAGGCCCGGGTCGTCGCTGTAAGCAGCGCAGATGTGCGGCTGCCACGGCGAGTGCTGGACCGGCATATCAGCGAACAGGCCGCTCTGCAGGAGCGCCTCAGCGGCAATGGTCCGCGCGTCCTCCAGCCGTGGCGCCTCCGGAACAGCGTCCCGGTCGTCGCCCACTGACCACACCCACGATGGGCTGTCGCTCCCCGCGTTCCAGTGCGCGGCACCGAAGGCACGCGCGGTGATCGGGCCTGTGCCGACGTAGCCCATCGCCCTCTCGACGGCCTCATTGAGGGCCTCTCGCTGCTCGTCGGTAAAGCCGTCTCCCTCGCCGAGGAAGTACAGCGTGAGGTGCAGCTGCTCGGCGTCCTCGCCGCCGTCGATAGCCAAC